TCTACGGCGGCATGGTCAAGCAGATGCCGATGAACGTCTATCGCGGCGCGGACCCCTTGCCCCGGCCGCGTCTGTTGAGCCGGCCCGACCCCAACCGCGGCGGGCCCTGGTTCGTCCAGGTCTCCGTCGAGGACTACTTGCTCAACGGCAACGCCATAGCCCAGGTCACCGCACGCGACGTGAACGGCTGGCCGCTGGCGGTGACCTGGTGGCCGGCCTCGTGGGTCTACATCTCGTGGACACCGCCCGACCCCAACAACGTCGCCTACTACCTGCTCGGCTACGAGGTGCCCAACGCCGACATCATCCACGTGCGCCGCGGCGCCGACCGGTTCTACCCCGTGCGCGGCGTCGGGGTCGTCGAGGAGCACTTGGGCAGCCTCAACCGTGTGGCGGCCGAGGAGATCTTCGAGTCCTCGGCCCTGTCTTCGGGGGCGGTGCCCTCGGTCGCCATCATCACGCCGCAGGCCACGCTCACCCAAGACGTCGCCACCGAGGCCAAGGCCAACTGGCTGACGACCTACGGCGGCGCCACCCGCGAGCCGGCCATCCTGCCCAACGGCACGGTGATCCAACCGCTGGCCTGGAGTCCGGCCGACACGCAGCTGACCGAGGCCCGCCGTATGTCGCTGACCGACGTGGCCAACATGTTCAACCTCGACTCCTACTGGCTGGGGGCTGCAGTCCAGGGCATGACCTACAAGACGGCGGGGCCGCAGTACCAACAGATTCTGCGCACCAGCCTCGAGCCCGTCCTGGCCGACTTCGAGGACGTGTGGTCCGACGCCTGGCTGCCCCGGGGCCAGAGCATCCACTTCGACCGCAACCAGTTGCTCCGCGACGACCTGCCGACGACGGCGACGGCCATGGCGACACTGGTGGGAGCGGGCATCGTGAGCGCGGCCGAGGCCCGCGCCTATATGGATCTGCCGACGGCGCAGGGCGACCCGCTCGCCGTCGTCTCGGTCGGCACGCCACCGGACCAGGGCACGGGCGCCATCCCACCCGTTGCCGAGGGAGGACCAGCACAACCATGAGAACCTTCGACGCCACCGCGTCCAACCCCGGGCCCGACGGCAACGCCACCCAGCACCCGGCCTACCGCTCTGCCTTCGAGCTGCGCGACACCGGCCGGGTCGGGAGCCACTACATCGAGGGCCGCGCCGTGCCCTATGACACCCCGGCCGACGTCGGCTGGTTCGTCGAGACCCACGCCTTCAAGTCGCTCGAGCGCTCGACGCGGGGCGGCACGGCCAAGGCGCTGCCGCTGCTGCTGTTCCACGACAACCGCTCCTGGCCGGCCGGGCACGCCGAGGCGTGGAGTCACGAGGCCGACGGACTCCACGGGGTGTGGAAGTTGAACGACACGGCCGAGGCCCAACAGGCGGCCGAGCTGGCCCGCTCGGGCGACCTGACCGGGCTCTCCATCGGCTTTCAGCCCATCCGCTCGCAATGGGAGCTCCTCGACGGCGACGAATGGAACCCCGACGCCGGGCCCGAGCACATGGACAAGGTGACCCGACTCGAGTCACGCCTGCTCGAGGTCTCGTTGACGCCTACGCCGGCCTTCTCCGACGCCCAGGTCTCCATGGTCCGTTCGGCCCGGCGGACCTACACCGGCGAGGACCGCCGGGCCTGGTTGGCCGAGAAGCCGACCCCGGCGTTGGATCATTGGCAGCGCATCGCCGCCGATCTACACTCGCGCTAGCAAGGCCCGCGGCCGACCCCGCCGCTTGCCCCCGGTCACGGCCCGGGCGCCGACCACGTCGACGCCCACCCGCCGGCCACGGCAAGGGACACGTCAGCGCACCCGAAGCGCCCGAAGTGTCACCGATGCGGAGGTCCCTACCGTGAACCCTGTCCTTGAATCCCTTTACGCCCAGCGCGCCACCCAGCTCGAGAACATGGACGCGCTGTTGGCCCAGGTGGCCGCCGACGGCCGCGACCTGGTCGAGGCCGAGCGCTCCCTGCTCGAGGCGTGCCGCCAACGCGTGGCCGAGCTCGACGCGCAGATCGAGCCGCTGGCCGCCATCGAGTCGCTGCGCGACACGCACGCCGGCACCATCGCCGCCATGCCGCGCACCGGCCTGCCCGCCGAGCCGCGCCGCGTCGACGGGGGCGAGCGCACCCCTGACTACCGTTCGGCCGGCGCCTATGTGGTCGACCTGCTGCGCGCCCGCGGCCTCACCGAGCGCGGGGTCGTCGACCATGACGCCGAGGCCCGCATCGCGCAGTTCCGCGTCGTGGCCAACCAGACCACGACCCAGACGCCGGGTATCTTGCCGACGCCCATCGTCGGCGGCGTGGTCGACCTCATCGACGCCAACCGGCCGCTCATCTCGTCCCTCGGTGGCGCCCGGGCCCTCGGGGGCATCCCCGGCACGTCCTTCACCCGACCCAAGATCACGACGCACACCACCGTGGCCGCGCAAGCGGGCGAGAAGACGCAGCTGAGCTCTACGGCCATGGTCATCTCGCCGGTGAGCTTCACCAAGTCCACCTACGGCGGCACGGTCGACATCTCACGCCAGGACATCGACTGGACGAGCCCCGCCGCCTGGGACATCTTGGTCCGCGACCTGGCCAACGTCTACGCCGTGCAGACCGAGACCGCCGTGGCGGCGGCCTTCCAGACCGGCGCCACCCATGCGCCCGTGGTGGCCGCGGCCAACACGCTCGCCGGCTGGACCACGGCGCTCTATCTGGCCGCGGCCGACAGCTACGTCAACGCCAAGATGATGCCCGACCGGATCTGGTGCAGCCTCGACGTCTGGGCCGCCCTGGGCTCACTGGTCGACGTGGCCCGGGTCGTCTTCCCCGCTGACTCTGCGGTTGGTGGTGACTCGGCCGACGGCCTCGACGCCGGCGGCTCCTCGCTGGCCAGCTTCCGCGGCGACATCCTCGGCATGCCGCGCATCGTGGTGCCGACCTTCCCCGCCGGCACGTGCATCGTCGGGCCCTCGTCACTCTTCGAGGTCTACGAGGAGGTCATCGGCCTGCTCAGTGTCATCGAGCCGAGCATCCTGGGGGTGCAGGTCGCCTACGGCGGCTATGTGGCCTTCGGCTCACTCGCCGGCCCGGCCTTCGTGCCGATCACGCCACCGGCCGGACTCGTGATTCCAACCGCCGTCGAGGAGAACGGCAACGGCGACGCCCCGGCCAACGGCAACGGCAACGGCGGCAAGGCCAACGGTAAGTAAATGACGTGGACGCTTAAGCCTCGTGGCTCGTGGGGCGAGGCCACGTCGTCCGCACCGGCGACCGACTTCCCGGCGGCCCTGGCGCTGCCGGGGAGTTGGCACTGGTATCCGAACGCCACGACGCTGCTGGTCCGTCGGGACCAGTGGGGCCCGTTGGCGGCGACGCCCGGCGTTGATTCCATCGTCCCGGGCGGTGGCCCGATTGCCGGCGGTACCGGCGTCACCATCAACGGCGAAGGGTTGACCGGCTCGACCGGCGTCACCTTCGGCGGCACGGCGGCGACCGGGTTCCTCGTCAACAACGACGGCATGGTCACGTGCATTAGCCCGGCCCATGCCGCCGGCGCCGTCAATGTCATTGTGCTGAACCCTCGGGGCAACGTCACCGTCTCCAACGGGTACGCGTACTCCTGATGGCGGTGTGGCCGACGCTCAAGGAGGTCCGCTCGTTGCTGCGAATGCAACCGGACCCGACCGAGGACGGGGTTATCCAGACCGCCCTCTCCGCCGCCATCGACTACGGCCAGCGCCGGACAGGGAGCCAACTGGTCGACAACGGCGACGGGACGTTCGGCCCGGGCCGCGAGCCCATCTACGCCGGCGACACCACCGTGCTGCCCGACGCGGCGCACGAGGCCTGCCTGCTCCACGCCGCTCGCCTGTACCGCCGGCGCGACACCATCGACGGGACCATCGGCTTCGGTGACGCCGGCGTGGTGCGTGTCGGGCGCTACGACGCCGACATCGAGTCCCTCTATAGCGCGGTGGGCCCGCTGGTGTTCGGTTGACGTGGAACCGCTCGAGCGTGGCCGTAGCGTTGGCCGCGGCCATCGTGGCGGCCGACGAGAGCGCCACGGTCTCTGTGTTCGCCGTGCCACCATCGACGCTCAACGTGCCGGCTGTGGTCATCGCGCACCCGGCCGAGGTGCGCTATGGGATCTCTGCGCTCGGGATCGACGAGGCCTCGCTCACCGTGGTCTGTGTGGGGGCCTTCGGGGGCGAGGACGCCATCGAGGACCTGATCGCCCTGGTGCGCGGCGTGGTCATGGCCGACCCTCAGATCTCGGGCTCGGTGCACTCGGCCGCGCCCGACACCCAGCGCAACTGGCGCGCCGTCAAGATCGGCGGCGCGGACTTTCTGGCCGCCGACCTGTTACTCGAAATCGCAATGTGAGAAAGGTTGAACCATGGTGACCAAGACTGACGACCCGCCCGAGGTATCCCTC